TTGTCTGAAGTCTTTTACCTGTTCAATTGTAAAAATTCGACCATCCATCTGAGAACAGATTGGCGAAGTTCTATTATCGATTATTGCCACAAACTGAACTCGCGTAATTCCTGCCTCGTCCATGTGTTGGATGTGTGCAAAATTTCTTGCTGTAGTAACATTCGTAGCAGACAATCCTTCATAGTAAGCATTTACAGACTTCAATCCTTGCTCTTGAATAGATCTTGGAACAGCGCGGAAGGCATCTCCACCATTGATACGTGTAAGTTCTTTTTGCAAAAACTGTCCTGCTTGTTGCTTATTTAATCCACGCTCTAAGACTCCCTCATTCACAATACTTGAAACACGTGGTTTTAAATTTGACGGATAATGATCACCTATCGCTGTGGAGGTCAACTTCGAAAGTTGTGTGATAGCTGCTTCATCGACAATACCAAAATTCACACCTTGAGCTAGCTCATTGGCCTTAACAACAAGCCTATTCTGCCTGGAGAACCTGATCTTCGCCGTCTTATAGATATTGTCCATATCTTTTGCAATACGTTTTTCCGTTGATTTATCAAGTCCTTTAAAGCTTCTGTCTAATGAACTAAGAAATTTCTTCGCATCTTTTTCTGTAAACAATGATTCGGAGTTATTGTTGAAAGTTTTGAGTGCTGCTCGATTCGCTTTAGTTGCACGACTATTGTGGGTACGAACTAGAACACGAGTTAGAGCTTTTTCTATTCTATTAATTTTGGTTCCGTCGTTGTCACCTTCGACTTTATTCAAAAAACGCTCAAGCGTTTCTGACAAGAGCTGATGGAGTTCAACTCTCCGTTTGTAGGGAATGTGTGGAATCGTATCAATGTTCATGGTCAAAATAATTCCTTTTTACTTCGCCAAAACTGTCCAAATCCAAACTGTCTTCAATATGATCACGCAAGAAAACAAGTGCCTCAATGCTTTCTTCGGGCGACTGCATTAAATTATTTAGCATCTTTTCACCGTCAAGGTCGTCAAATAGCTTATCTACTGCATCCTGACTTGCTGTGTTGCTCCCTCTGGGCCTGCCATTTGCCTGACGAGGTCTGGCATTCTGCCCCTGCGGACTGAACGTTCCAGCTGCGTTCGCATTTGCTGCGTTCGCACGCATGGTTAATTTTGCAATAGACAGACTGAACGGTATATCGGGGTCAAAGTCGGGGTCGTCTTCCTTAATTGGTGGAAGTTCACGATTCATCACATCTTCCAAAAACATGTGAGCAATACGAGGTGTAATACCACCAGTCTTTTCACCACCAGTGAGAATCTTTACAATGTCCTCATCATTAGTAACATTAGGTGAATTAGATTTAAAAATCCAATGCCTGAACCCCTGTTGCGTGAACAGCTTATTGATTGCTTTGTCCATGCTTTCCCGGATTGGATTGTACACCCACTTCTCAACAAATCGTTCTGATTCTCGTGCATTTGCACGATCCATGTTGTCAATTTTTCCGACCATAAGTGGTGGAGTTCTGTGAGACCTGCGAATTTTCGAAGCATTGTTGTCGTCGTAAGCCTGCCACAATTGATCTTGATGTTGGTTCGCTGACAATGGCATGATTTCAATTTTTAAATTTCCAACGCCTGAAAGAGAATCGTGCATTGACTCACCTTCAAGAATCAGAAACTTTGAATAGTTGGCATTACCTTTTATTTGAACATCAACAAACTCTTTAATTCGTGCAACAGATCCCTCTGTAAGTTGTCCGCCGGCGACCATAATAGCCATTGATGGAACATGGTTGTTCTGCTGAGTAAGAATGTTTGTTTCGTCTGCGCCACGGGAGCCTTTAATTGCAATAATATTACCTGTGTGCCTTGGCATTCCATAGGGTGTCCGCCTAGGTGTAAAGATTTTATGATGAAGAATTTCATTTGCCCACAGCTTCTTAGGAAATAGTTTTTTTAATTTTTCGCTATGCTCCCAAGTTATTTCATTGGGTGCGATAACTTTCCCATCACGCTTGTCTATTATTCGTGGATCACCAAACTCTTTAAACCAGACAGTCTTAGTACCAACTCTATGCAAAAACCTGCGCATCTTCTTCTGAAAAATTCTTTCACGCAAATGAAGATGTGCATCGACATAACGAAATGAAATCCTAGTGAACTTCTTGTCTTGTTTACTTATCCAGATAGTAGAGGGGTCCAACCTATTAATACAAGTATAGCGTAAACGCTTCGCCGGACTTGCTGAACGCATAGGGACTAATTCCCAGTATGCATTTCCAGTTGTCTCCAATTGAGTACGTGTATTTTTCTTAAGTTCTGTTAAATCTTCGTCTGGATTTGGGAAAGTCATCATAGAATCAAGCCATCGCTTTTCTTCAACGGCTTCTGCATTCAGCGAGGCAATTGTGGCCTTGGCCTCTTCACTAGTACCCACCAACCCTTCAGGTACAGTCCGCCTAATCCAACGGGCACCAAAACCATCGATACCAACTGCAAGGGAGTCCACGACTTGGCCTAGCTCACTCGAAACTTCATGTAGTACAGAAAGCTCACTTTGTGAAAGTGGTGGATTAATAATGCGGTTTGATATGATAATTTGTTGTGTCGTATCTTCAGAAATTTGATTTGTAAAATCTTTTCTAACTGGTACCGAGATTACTGTTGCTTTGAGTATATGCTTATTGCCGTCTTTATCTTCAACATGAATTGACTTTGACCTATCTGAAGGCCCCGATTGCTTTTTAAGTTTTTTTGCCATAACTCATCCCCTTAAATAATACCAGGTTCAGTTTGCCGCACTTTTCTTTTTTTGCCAAAGGCCATTTGGATCGCGATGTCTAATGCGTCAAACAAATCTTTGTACCTTCCGTCCGGCATCTTCAATAGATGTTGCTGAAGTTCCGTCATACCTTCCAGCAGGTGAACTTGTCCACGCTCAAAATACGCTGACAGCTTCCATGCCCGAATTGTTTTATCAGTGTCGGTGAACACTGGAATTGCACGAACCTTCGCAAGTTCAGTATTATCCCGCATATCTTGAAGTAATGCACCCTGATAACCATTGGCTTCGATACCTACTCGAATCGGATCGTATTTGTTGAATCGCTTCCCAATAATTCGTTTTTGTTTGGTGTAGTGCGTTACCCGATTGTAATAATTCAGTACATAGATGTCCATTGTCTTAATATCCACACCTATTGTGCAATGGGCGAATTTATCTGCCTTATCCGATTGCTTGATTGCAAGATCAACTCCCTGAAAGACTTTGAGTTCTTTGATGTTAATCTCGTCACGTTTGTACCATTCAAACCAGTCATACTTAAAAATCTTACCCTTCATCGCCTCGGTATCGTTCTGATACTGAGAATTGAAGATGATCGTTCCTTGGTCTTTTCGTTTACGCAGAAGAAACTTCACACTAAAACGTTCTGCCCAAAAGGAAATATAACGGTCTGCGCGTTTCTTATATTTGCGCCAATTCTTTTTCTTAATTAATGCTGGGACACGTATGTAGTACTCGCGAAGAACTTTCCCTTTTTTATTTTTCTTTGTGAAAGTTTTATCAATCAGTGTTCCCCACAGATCAGAATAATGATAACGAGTACCAATCAAACTCATCGACCCATCTGGGACAAGTGTCGGATCAAGAATTTTATAAAACCAATTATAAATTTTTTCACGTTGAATTTCTGTAAGACTGTTGGCCTCGTCCACCAAATCATCAGCATAAATTTTATCGAAGTGCCTGGATGCCAGTGCTGAGCCGACGCCGATTGTGGCAACTGTCTTTCCTTTAGGCGCTAGTTTATCTTTGTCTCTTCCAAGAACAGTAATTTCACCATCATTCCAAATCTTACCCTGCTGTGACCCAAAGATTTCGATAAGTCTCTCAGACTCAAGTTTCTTTTTTATTTCGGATAACATTTCTACTGCATTGGAATCCGTCTTAGAAGCAATCAAGACTCTAATTGCTGGATTTTTTAAAATGTCCAAAATCACTGATGCAATTGTCATGATTGTAGTTTTTCCGCCACCACGAGGTGCAAGACATAGATGCCACTTCTGGCCCTCCATATCCAACCCCTTTTTCTCGCGGTGCCACCACATCAATACGTGGAAATCCAAGCACTGGTAGCCGAGTACTTCAGTCATGAGCAGGTCGATACGATCGTTTTCAAGAATCTGTCGACGTAAGAATTCATCCTTGACGACAGTATTCTTCTTATACTCATCTTCCAGGCGTTGCTTGTCCTGGAAACGCTTGACATTGTTATCTGTGAGTAGCTGTGCGACCGACATGGTCCCCCAAATTCCGCTAGTTGCTGACCTTAACCCGTATAACGATGTTATACTATGTTACAGATTCTTACGCAACCGGAGTTTGACTTTCTTCCTACTCTTAGACTTGGACTTCACCACCTGAGCCTCTGCTATAACGCTCGCCGGAACAAATGACCTAACGTCGGCGGCGGTAATACCTAACAATTCCGGACGCATTTCAATGTGGCCACCTTTTGCAAGCTCATTTAAAGCCTGAACTTGTTTGGATATCTCTTCTTTCATTTGCTTTGGTGTTGTGGATGTGAACGTCAGCCCACCTTTGACTATCACTTCGGACTTGGACTCTGACACCATTTTTTTAATAAAACCTAGATCCTGGCCGTGCTTGATAACGGAATCGTAAATATCTTTTTCTTGCTTAATTGCCGCAACTAAAGCTGTCCACTGTCCCCTGTTGGTAAACTTTACAGACAACTTATGCAATCTCTTCACCATACCCGTTGACTTCATCATGTAATCAGAGAAAACAGCAGAATTTTCTAAATGCTCAAGTAGCGTTTTGTCTGTTCTGTATACTTCTTGCTTCAAAGAATGAAGAGTCTTTGGATGTAACTCCATAGATTCGAGAATTTCTGCATCAGAATAATTCTTCCCGATTAATAGACGAACCTTTTCAATTGCCCGTTTCCGAGCCTTGCTTCGTTTAACATTGAGTTCATTTCGTTTTGCCACGTTGCTTCCTCTGTCTCCTACGCCTCTTGTATTCTTTATAGTCTTGGATAGAAACAAACTTCTTACCTGAACATACCTTGCAGTGGCGTTTCCCCCACAATTCCATCTCAAGTATATCTCGTACGACATCAGTGATTCTGACCTCGGGATTTTCCTTCAACTGTTCGAGTGATTCCAATCCAACATATTTAACTGTGGTGTCCGCCTCGTACTCAAATTCTACATCTTTAGGATATTTCCACCCTAGGCCTTCGCAAGCTGGGCATACTCTATTGCGCTTTAAAAATTCCACAAGAACATGATGGTACGGATTTCCCATCGACTTTTTGTGGCTGACAGGAACCTTCCTAATTGTCAGCCATCCTTGCCTTCCCATGACCTACCCCCTTTTTTTATGGTGTGGGCTTATGGATTCATACCGCTGATAGAACTTCTTCATTTCAAACTCTTGATCGGGGCCATATGAACCAAGCACCTTCCCTTTCAAGTTTCGCACGACAAGGACGTTTCCTTCAAATCTTTCTACTGCAACCTTAACTTTATTCTTCCTTCGAATATGTGTCGCACTCATCAGATTTTCTCCCTGCCTTTGGCATGCCATGTCATAAATAGATGTTACCACAATAAGGGACTAGAGAGCAAGTGGCTTTAAAATAAGGGGTTGCGTAAGGATGTTGGATGATGATAAAAAAACCCATTCAACCATTCAACCACTAACAAAGGGGAAAACGTGGAACCACAAACACAAACTCAAACACCAACATCACGACGGATAAAACAAAAGAAAACAACTAGTGTCAAAAAGAAGAAGACAGCAAAACAAAAAATGAGAACTGGCAGTAAGAAATCCAAGATTACTGGACCTAGCGTGGCGTTCAACATTAGCGTGCCAGCACAATTACTACCAAAAATCGACAAGGCTGCTAAAACCTTCGCAAAAAAGCACGACCTCAACCGGGTTTCGCGCTCGGGATATGTACGTGAACTAATTCTAAGTGCCATCAGGTAAATCCGTCGGGGGGAGCTTTCGAAAGGTTCCCCCGTCATCTTCATGCGGCCGCCGCCCACATCCCCTGAACTGCACCTTTCAACTTTTCGTCTGACTCCACAAAATCTAGGTACACCATTGTATTCTTCACATTTTTATGCCCCAACGCATTACGAACTACATTAATATCACGTGTAGCCTTATAAAGACGCACACCGAATGTATGTCGCAGACAATGACCACCCTTTTTCACTGGTCGCCACCAATCCCAGATCCTCCGAAAATGCCTCTCGCTAATTGGAAACAACCTTTGATCTGTGCCCTTAGCTTTTGCAAATTCGGCTAACTCCTCAAAGAAGTCTGGCGGAACGTGCATCTCCCTATCGTTAGATCCTTTGGCACCTCTGATAAATACTGCGCCATTTTCAAGATCACTGGGAGTTACCCGAAGAGCCTCAACTGATCGAGCACCTGTAAACAGAACCAACCGAATCAAAAGTGAATTAGGGTCGGTATTAAACTTTTTAAGCGTATCTATCAACCGATTAAATTCAGCGTCGGTCAAAAATTTATCCTTAGTCAATATAGCCATAACAATTTTCTCCTCTACATCAACTCGCAACTTCAGCAAGCGACTGGACATTCTGTTCTGGTACACACCAAGACTTATTCCATGCAATCAATTGTTTAAAAGTTCCGTGCTGTATATGGTTGATGTCCACCAGTCGGACAGCTTCACCATTTTTAGTAGGAACGTATCCCACTACCACACAGGCTGCGACCAATACATACCCGCCTGGAACAGCATTGCGCACTCGCTCACCTGGTCGAAATTTTCGTATACCCATAACATCACCCCTTTTCTTTCAAGTAATTTTCTAGAAATAATTTAGTGCTATAAAATTTCTCCATCTCCGTGGCAATCTCGCGCTGACGTTCTATGAATATGCCCTGAGAATCGAGCCATTCCCATTCAGTCTCTAACTCAGCCAAAACTATTTCAATACGATCAAGCTCTTTTCTTAATGGTGATAACTTTAGCATTCTATATCCTTTGTATTGTTTCTCTCTCCATATCTAAACAGTACCGCAATGCGGTACCGAAGTCAATAACAACCGGACATCTACGCTAGACTATTTTCGGACTACACAAATGGCTGTTACTGTTACCTAATCGCGATTGCATATGTGGTAATACAAGACAAGCAGTATTTCCCGGACATGCTATATAGGGAGTTGATAAGGCATCAAGTTTGAAAATGGGGTGAGCCCATGAAAGCCCACCCTACTACTTTACTAATTCTTTAATTTATTCGTTCAACTAGTAAATCCCACACCTTCTCTGTAAAGCCGTCGGCGTGTTGATCCACTTCTTCCTGGTGTGTCCACAAAACATTGCCATCATCTGAAACAGGTGCTGACATCAGCTTTACGTCTTCAGGCTTGTTTCCTTGAAGTAAAAATGCTGTTTGGGTTCGCTCGTCAAAAAAGAATGGCTGCTTAAACATACTGGGTCCTACCTTTTCTTGTTATTCGAAAGTATGATCATTCGATAATCCGTACTTCTCACGCACTCGTTCAAACTCTTGGGTGTTTTCTTTTACTCGTTTCCACCGTAACTTTGCGCATCTAACTGCAGTATCAATCAATGCCTCGTCACTGATACGGAGCATTCTATGCCACCAACGTCGCTTCATATAATAGGCACATAGAACCCGCGAGTGTTCTGCTTCTTCGCCCATGATTGTTGTATGTTTACACATGATGATAAATGAAACTTGGAAGTCACAAGTCTCCATAGGGACAATGTCCATATAAACTTTTTTACCTCTAAACGTGTCGACATGTGCAATGCCTTGATCTTCTTGCCTCATGGCCACCACCTTAAATGGTGTAGTGACTCCGTCCTTTGGTTCGTCTTCTTTCATAATTTAGCTCTTCCGCCTATTAGGCCAATAGCAATGGCGCACACTTACTTCTCATGTGGTGTATTCCGCCGCGAATTTTCCCTTCCGTGGTACCTAAACTTCGCGTCATTTTCTCTCTTTTTGACACGTTGCTTCCACAGTCCCCCATTTTTTCTCTATTCCCTATACTCTAATACCTTCCCACAACCCACAATATCTCGTATTAGGACAATTGATCCGGTGGTGTGGATGATTGCTTAGATCTTGCGAATAAAGCCTGGATATCGATTCCTAGCTCTTTTGCAACATTCTTCATAACACTATCAAGGACAAGGCTCTGACGGGCGCAAGTATCCCGCATAGTCAAAAGGAATCCAATTGTCTGCTCGCCATGAGCTTCCTTAGGCAAATCATCAGGTGCTTTGTCCACTGCAAGTGCGGTCTTACCATCTGGAAGAACTGTAAAGTGCGCAGCAGACCAAGTAGGGAATACTGTGACGAACTCCGATGCATCTTTTGTCTGAACCTGGATGAATGCGCCGAGATCATATTTTTCAAGTATCGGCTGAATTTCTGCAAGTGCCTGTCCCAGTATCGGATCAATTTTTTCAAATACATTATTGTCCGACATTATTTTATTCCCCCAAAAATATGTTTTAAATCATCATGGTCTGATGGAAGTTTGAAACTGGCTGCATGTTTGTGACCACCTCCGCCCCACTGTGAGGCTATCTCGCCTACATGGATATCAGATCCTGTACGTGAACGAAGGCTGAATATTGTCATACCCGCTTTAAAGTTGTCACCGTAAGATACTGAGAAGTCTGCAAGTGGCTCAGCCTCTAATGCTTGATGTCCTACCTCACTGAAAAAAGCAGTGGCATTGACGACTAAATCGAACCGCTCAAAGTCTACAACTTTACAGCCCTTGCACATACGCTCTACTTCTTTTTTTATAAATGATAGAACTGAATCACCCATGGTACAAATATGTGTAAAGCCAAAAACATGTTCAACCCTCTCTGCAACATCATCCCAAACTTTAAAATCTTTCTCTAATGTGTTCATATACGCACAGAAGGCTTCAGTCTCTGGAAAATTGAATCTCCACAAATCCCGATCCTCTATATGCTTGATGAGTGTGGGTAATGGTTTATCATGATGGAAATATTCCCACGCCAAAGTTGCGCCAGATTTATCCATATCGAATGTAACACACAACACTAGATCTGAGTCGTGTGCGATATCGTACAGCTGTGGAAGTCCTTCGAGATCTTTCATTGCTGTTTCGTGATGATCCAAAACGGTAACTTTGTTCATACGTTTTTCAAGTGTAAGTAACACTTCCCGTGGAAAACTGAAATCGACAATATAAACACTAGACCAGTCGGGCATCTCTGGTAGTTCCTGGCCATAGCCACAAGCAATATAAGTTGCTTCATCACCGAAACGTTTCCACGCTGCCCATGCTGCTGCAAATCCATCACGGCAGTTGGCATGATACAAGACAAAAACTTTATTCCCCATTACATCTTTTCCCTTCCAAAATTTGACTCAACAAATGCCCCGAGTCTTCGTCGAATGTCCAAATTTTCTCGTTGCTGCATAAGGAAGTCCCCACCCTCACGTATGACAGGCACTACTGTAGCAACACCTCTAATTTGTTGGATTGCCTGCATGACGCTATCCTGTGCGTCGTCTATTCGAATATCCTGTTCAAACACTACTGTGCAACCGCTAAGTCTGTCCGTCATGATAATCTGCCTCCGGTAGTCTGTGCCAATCTTCTGCGCATACTCTGATGTTACAGTCGATACGCCGACTGACTTCGTTCCATTTATCCATTGTTGCTTGCCCTAAATTTATGCCTGCTCTGTGAGCCAACAAGTCTAAGTAGATCACAACATCTGCCAATTCGTTTGCCAGTCGGCCACGAACTTCCTCAAGTGTAAAGTCTTCACGTTCAATTTTTTTAATTATGTTTGCTGCTTCACCAAGTTCACCACATGTAGCATTCGACCACTGAGACAATAGCCAATCAGAGCCATCAGGCTTACAATGCGCTGGGAGTCCCTTGGCATTTTTGAATTCTTTGAGACGTTCTAGATTTGCGCCTCGAAGCGTATTGAATGTAAGTCCGTCGGTGCCGTAGCCCATTTTCAACCCCCAACTCTGTATTGCATTTTGTTACACTACCCATTCAACACCCGTCAACTAAAAAGTGTGGACACCCACGAATGCCGATACGCAGGTGCCCACTGGAAGGTAACAACCCGAACAAGGGGTCATTTATTGATCCGGTGTCCCCACCGAACCAAACTGTTTTAAATATTTTATAAATTCCTCACTGTGCTGCACCTTGTGCTCTACAAGTAACTGAACAAGATGCTTGGTGACATCATCGATTGCCTCTTTAGTTGTGAGTGCGTCTTCTAGTCGTTGTTCAACTTCATTCATGGGACCAGACATCAGCACTTCTTTTATTATTCGAACTAAATGCATCTACGTATCCTTCTCTCCAAGATCAGTCTCAAGAACTCCTTCAAGAGTTGGAATTCGTTCGTCTGCATTCTCTTCTGCAAGTCCAATTGAAACAATGGAAATGGCTGACAACTTACCATCTTCATCTCTGTGTGAACTCCCACCGATGGCTGGCTTTAAACTTTTCAGTATCTCAACTGGAATAGATGCTTTGTCTAATCGTATCTTTGCACGTATTGCCTTACCTTGTTTAAACAACTTTGCACGGCCAATTTCTGGACCTTGAAAGTTATATGTGACTATGGCTTCGCCTTCGGGCAAATCTACTTGATCAATAACCAATATGCCACCCTGGCTGTCCGCTCGACCATCGGCAATACAAACCAGTACATTATCCATCTCAATGTACTCTACTTCTACTTTTGTTTCTTCACTCATACTACCAATCCCCACTTATAAAGTTCCCACTGTTCAGATGCTACAAGCTCTGGCTCACGCATTGTTGCAAGTGACAATTCCAATGATTGTTCAATAAACTTCCATCTTGCATCAAATGTCAATCGCTGAAACGGTTTGTTGTTAAACCATAGCCGATGATAAATAGTGTCTATCGTCAGCGAACTGAATACTGTTCTACTTGAAAGTTCTCGAACCTTCTTTAGATGACTACTCTTTCCCATGCGCCTCGAAAATAATTGGAATACCCTATCCATTTTCCGCTCCTTGAATAACGTTCTGACGTTGTGGACGAACTGCGCGAATACCTTTGTCAGTCATTGTATACTTAATCCACCAATTCTCCCACCAAGAAAGTTTCCAATAAGTTAGTATTGTTCCGACTGGCTTGAACTCTTCAATGGACACTACTTCGTCAAAATTCAATTGGCGTGGAATAAAAAATGTAATGTGAATGAATCCTTCCGCTGCTTCAGCATCTATATGTGCGCGCTTGATTCCCATTGCTCTAAGTACAGATATTATATTGTCAAAAGACATCTCAGCACCTTCCTTATATCAATCGGTGAGCAGCCTGGTCTATATTCAATCACTTCAATCCAATCGGGTTCACACTGTGCCTTGATTGGTCTTCCAGGAACAGCAATTGAAATCAATCCGTTTTCAAACCAGCTTGCAACAATACCAACTTCGTGTGGCTTCGGACAATCAAGTGGACGAAGTGCTTTCACTTTTGCGTCTGGTGGAAATTTTAAAATCAGTTCAATTATTTTCTTTGGGCGTATGTTCAGCCATTCAATTGTTGCTGTATCCCACATATATGGTTCAGCCCATTCGCGCCACAGTCCCGCTGCAATTGTTTCGTCTATTGTCTGAAATGGTCTATTCATCCTTGATCCCATTCGTTGCTAGAAATTTCCCTTTCAAATTTTTTAATCAAATATTTATTTTCAACTTTGGCCAGTTGGTGTTCTTCATACCATGCAACAGAACTCCAACGGCCATTATCACCTCGCACAAGTAATGAATAGCTATCAATGTTGCTTCCGCCATATGCGTGTGCATAAGTAAATTCAACATGCGCAAATAGGCCTGACTGAAAGTGTGACATTGTTGAACCAAGCTCGTCAGCAATCTTCACAAATACTTTTGGTGCAAACTTTTGACCTTTCGGCATTGGGTCTTCTCGAACATTTTGAAGTCCCTCTTCATACATTGATTTTGCTTCTGCGTGTTTTTTTTCATAACTGGTCATGCATCCACCTTCAGCTTTTCAATGGAGGACTTCAGCACTTCAATGTGTTCCTTGTCTTCGGTAAGTTGGGCGGTCCTTTGTTTCTTCAATCCATTCCACTGTGGCGTTATTGCGCGAAGAGTTGCTTCGGCTTTGTCAACTTCGTCTTGCTTCAACTTCGACCATCTCCTCAAGAAGTCTTGTGAGTGTGCAACACTTTCTTCAAGTTCAGAAATCTTTTCTTCGAGTGCTGCAAGATCCGGCCGGAAAGTCCTAGTCATAAGACCCTCCCTTTATGTCTTTGTCTGAAATTACGACCTCTAGCATTATATGGTGAATCCCACCAAAGCCAAAACGAAACTTTAATTCTTCTAATACTAATCGCCCACCCTGTGAAACAATTTTATGTTCACGCTGCCGAATAGACGCCTTAATCGAACCAATAGTTGCTTCTGTCAATTTTTCATGGCGGTAACAATCCATATTTGGAAGATAGTCCTTCATCAAGTTATTACATATCTGAATTACTTTAGATCTGACTTCTGGCGGGAATGTAAGAATCATCGGAAACATTGTACCTGTCAACTCATCCTTCACGATTGGAAAACCCAATCCAATGAATAGCTGTGTCTGCTCTGTTTTAATTATCCAGTCAGTTGTGAGTGTCACAAATTCTTTCAACATTACTTCAGCTGTTAGCCAATGCGGGAACAGTGCGCGTACTGAGCATGATTTGTTTGCAAGCCAGGTAATTGGTTTGTCATCATGATCGGTTATATCGTCGATAACAACTGGAATAAGATCTTTCGTCATTTGTCCCATCCATTCAGTCCATGTATTGGACAAATCTCTGGTTTATAAAATCCTTTGCAAATACATTTTGGTTTCTTTGTTCCTGCAGTTAATACCCATTCGTCAATACGGTCGTGTATCATTCCATCGTTTCGGACACTCACTCGCGTGTGTGCTGGAATTTTGATTCTGTGATTACGCCATAGGTGGATGAGTGCTTTGTCAACTTGCATGTGAACTGTACCATCAAGATTAAGTCTGCAATTGATGAATACATTGTTTGATAAATGAAATTCGCATTCAATCATCATTGCTACCTCTTTTCAATTATAAAATTCTGACAGGCAACTACGACCGTCGAAAACCGCGTGCCTGCCAGAAACCCTCCGCCACTCGACGGTAGGCAAGGATTAAACTTCTTCACTGAGCACCTGTATTCGGAACAGTTACTTCAAGTGATCTCTTTTCTAATACAACTATATGGTGTTCTTGTTTGCACAAGTCATTGCTGTGCTTGATAAATGGAACAGACTTTTTAATTGCTGACCTTCCTTTGCTGAATGGTCTTCGCCACTTATATTTATACTCTATTTTATTAACTTGCATCCTTAGGCAAACACCGAAGGCTGTCAGAGATGTGTCCAATGGTTCAATGTCTGATAACAATCCAATTCTTTCTTTGAGTCCAAGCAACACTAGAAAATCATTGATCAATTGTTTCATTGTCCCCCCAATGGCGCATTGTTAAATGCAGCTGTGAGTACCTGCGATTCGTATATCTGCATGTACCTTCTTATCAGTTCAGTAGGATCTAAGCTATAGAGTTTTACCAATATATGTAGACTGTCGAGAGGAAACTTTGCACGGCCATTCTCGCAATTCGAAACAAACTGTGCGCAAGTGTATCCTAGTTTCGTCGCGACTTTTAGTTGCGTAAGTTTACTTGCTAGTCGGGCACTTTTAAAATAATGCCCCAACGATCTTTCTAACTTTGTTGGAACAATCATTTCTGCAATTCCCATTCGCCTGTTTCTTCATCTTCTGCCAGTGACCAAGTTGCTTCACACTTACGACATTTAATTTCTGCTTTAACCATGTGTAATGCCAACCATTCAATTAAGTGTGGGCAATCACTTTGCATTCGTGACATTAAGAGGTATGCTGCTTTTCTCAATTGATTTATTTCTTTCTGTAACTCACCTAACTGCGCACTGTTCTTTTCGAATTTTTGCGGAATTTTCTTTTCTGTGTGTTCGATGTCCTTCATCAATGCTTTCACATCTGGTGTGCAGTTATCGTACTTCATTTATTTTACTCCGGCAGTGTATGCAAAGCTATTCAACCTTGCAAGTATGTCGGCATGTGAATGACAGTCATCGCGAAACGAATCTGACACGGTGTTTATACCCAGTTCCGTAACTTGATGCAAAAGCCGTCTGGGCAAATAGTAACTGATTTGTTGCTTATTGAGTTCAAGGTACAACCAAAACCCGTCACCATCATCTCTATATTGCAATCTATACATACAGCTTTCCACCATTGTCGAACACAGAGCAATGTATAATTGGTTTCTGTGCTCTTGTAGCTCTCGCACTGTACGGCCGCTGATGCTGATCTGGTCCAGGGAATCTACTTCAATTGTTATCTTCATCGTGCTTTATTTCCTTTACGAACTTCTTTGTGCCAGCTACAGAACATATCTGTTCACCTGCTCCGTTGTTGCGTACTTTTTCATAAGCCTCTTTTGCATTTTTTGCACTGACTCTAAAAATCCATACCTCTTTAACAGGTATACCAACTTCATAGACTGGCATTGTTCACCTCTATCTTCATACTTACCCCAACGGTACTCGTCTAAGTAATTCATTCCGAAGCTGTGGAGGAGGGCATTCACAATCCTGTACTTTCTTCCACCTCTTGTCTGTGGTAGCTGGGAGTTTGATTAGTACTCTATTCTTCACATCTTTACGAAGTATCACGAATACAAGTGCTTTGGAACACTTCGGACACACTGTGCTCATCGTTGCTGCTACAGATTCTTTTTGTTCTCGGTCCATCACGACTTGCTCTCTATCTTTCTCTGATTCATTAACTGCATGAAGAGTGAATTTGGGTGTGACCAACACCACTCACATTTAACTTGCTCAGACTGAATCTCATCGAAGCCTACTTGATGGTCTTCTAAATACCAACCTTGGTCTGGACAGTCTGGGCAGTATTCTATTTTACTCACGTCGGGGGCCAATACTAAATTTTTTCTGCACAGATTTCGCTATTCTTGGATGATTCTTTTTTAAAAAATCATAGACTTCTCCTACCCCTTTTTGGCGTCCTCGGTACCAACCTACTTCTATTGATCCGCATGCATCTGCTGCACTAATACTAACTCGGTGTTGAAACAGTGGATGTTTTATAAATTTTTTGCATAAATCATCAATCTGAATAGGCCAACTGTCAAAATTCCTTTTTGATTTCATACTCACTTCTTTTCTTCAGGTTTGAGTTTCAAACACCACTTACAATCGACACCTTCCCATCCTCGTATTCTCAAAAGAGGATGAAACTTTCTGACTGAGCTACACAGTGCTCTATAGGGCCACTTGCCTATGCCTTTATGTGTTTTTATACCTCTTCTCATCACAAGGCTCCACTCTTTGCAATCCATACCTGAACCTCTTCAGAGATTTTGAGATACATTGTAGAGGGTCTTTTATCAATCTCTTGACCTGAACGATATGTTGCCCAGATTCTATCTCTTAATTTCTTAGGTAATTTAAACCAGTGCTTTTTACAACCCCATAAACTAGGGGGAACTTCCACCTTGCATGAAGGCCAGTGACACTTATGCACTGCTTTCCTTAAATGCCGTCCTTTATGGTTGTTGGGTCTAGCACACTTATTACCAACACTATCCACACGCCCACAAAGTTCTTCCATCACTTCGCCTCATCCTCTGTGGCTTTCGTTATTTCAACTGGACCCTCGCTAAATTCAGGGCAATGTTCACATATATAACCATGTGATGGATGCCGATAAAATAAATCTCCGTCTTCAATAAGGCGTTGGCAAATTTGACACCTGACTGGGAAGCCTTGCGCAAGCACTGTGAGGGCACCGAATACTTCTTTGAGACACTTCTCAATATCTTCTTTGACATTTAGATAATATCGATCGACATGATCTTCAAATGCGTAGTCCATTGCTACTTTACATTTTTTTAGAACCTTCTTACACTTTTTAAGATCTTCATCACATGTATTTTTAGCCTTCGTGGAAAGATCTTTATTTCTTTCACATGCACCTTCAGAAAAACCCTGTATGTAAACTTCAGTGTAGGAAGGTTGGTCTTTGTCCCATCTGACTGCATATCCAGCCATTTCCTTTATTTGTGCATGAGTGAGTTTCATCAACCTTGCCTATAACTTTCTAAAACTTTGCTGAATGCTTCTTCACTGTGTGCCTGTGAGAAACCTTTGGATTCTCTATCCTGGTTCTCCGCTACCATACCTTGAATCTCTGCATTGAGCTGAGATGCTTTCCACATTAGTTCCGCTGCTTCCATCATTCCACCGGCGGCCTCACCAAATCTACTTGCTACGCTATGATCCATTCATTCTCCAAGCAATTCTTGTAACTCACTTACTTTGTCACAGATACACTGCAACTCTTCTCTATTCTCTGGTATGTCCCTAACAAGTCTATTTGCAATTCGTTTTATATCACTCAACAATTGTATCTGTGGACAAATTTCTTTATTTGCAAGTATTCCATGGTCTATTTCATTCACTTCAGTCATGCAACCTCTTTTCGACTATCTCTCTGTAAATAGTGTTCAATGTCTTTACAATACTGATTGATTCTTTTCAGTGACTGCTCAAGCACAATTACATCATTAATCAATCCTGCTGCAAGATCGGGATTGTAGTTGTGTACTTTGGAAGTTATTTGTTCTGTCTTCACAAATGCAATTGCAAGTGGATTATTGATGAAGTGATTTATATGGGATATTTGGTTTTTGTGGAATAATAGATTCTCTTCTTCCCAATTGTAGACTGTACTGTTTAAAAAGTTTTCTGGAATTTTTTTCGGCATTTTTCTCCTCACTCAGTGGATAGTTGAGTACTTACATATTCACACAATTGAATTGCTTTTTCAATTTAAGAATTCATTATTG